AAAAGATTTCAGGTGTTGATCTGTTTGATAAAAAGATTGTAGATACATTAGTACTATCTCGTTTGTTCAAGCCAACCCGCGAAGGCAACCACGGTCTTGAGGGCTGGGGCTACAGGTTGGGATTCAGGAAAGGCGACTTCGGACAACAAGAAGATGCGTGGGATGTCTACAGTCCTGAGATGTTGGAGTACTGTAAGAACGATGTGCTGCTAAATACTAAAGTCTATGAAGCTTTGAAGCGTGAGAGTCGTGGGTTCACACCTCAGTCAGTGCAGATAGAACACGCAGTAGCTAAGATCATTGATGAGCAACGTAAAACTGGGTTCCTTCTGGACGTTGAAAAGGTCATGGGGTTGATGGCTATGTTTGAAACTAAGCTACATGACATTACAGAAAAGGTTCACGAAGAGTTCCGTCCGTCTTTGACAACGCAGATACTCTCACCTAAGTTCACAGCTACTGGCGCAATAGCTAAGACAGCTATAGACCAACACGGCAAGGGTACAAGACTAACTGATGAAGAGCATGAGCGTTTTACTTTGGACATGGACACTAAACCTATTGCACGACACACTTATACAGAGTTTAACTTAGGTTCTAGAAAACAAATCGGCGAATACCTGATTCGTTTTGGTTGGAAACCTCAGAAGCATACACCTACAGGTCAGCCGATTGTAGATGAGTCTACGCTAAACAAAGTTAAGAACATTCCACAGGCCGCAATGATTGCCAAGTACCTGATGTTACAGAAGCGTTTAGCTCAGACTAAGAGCTGGATCAAGGAGCTCAACGAAGAAACAGGCAGAGTACATGGGTACGTTAATCCTAATGGTGCTGTGACTTCTCGCATGACTCACTCACATCCGAACATGGCACAGATCCCAAGCAGTAACTCTCCATACGGTACTGAGTGTAGGGCTTGTTGGACTGTACCCAAAGGCTACAAGCTTGTTGGAATTGATGCTTCAGGCTTAGAACTTAGAATGCTTGCACACTATTTAAACGACGAGGTATACACAAATGAAATCCTTAACGGAGACATACACGCCAGAAATCAAAGCCTTGCAGGGCTTGAATCTAGAAATACGGCAAAGACTTTCATCTATGCACTCTTGTACGGCGCTGGAGATGCAAAGCTTGGGTCTGTGGCTGGAAGAGGCAGAGCTGCTGGTAAAGGACTTAGACAACGTTTCTTTGATAATCTCCCATCATTCAAGGCTCTTACGGAACGAGTACATAGAGAAGCTAAAAGCGGATTCGTTACAGCGTTAGATGGCCGCAAGCTAACCGTGCGGTCTGAGCATTCAGCTTTAAATACTTTGTTGCAGGGAGCAGGAGCTATCGTAATGAAGAAGGCTTTAATAATACTGGAAGGCTTTATCAAGGAGCGTAAGTTAGACGCACGGTTTGTTGCTAATGTACACGATGAGTGGCAAATAGAATGTCTTGCTGCTCATGCAGATGCAGTAGGTAAGGCAGGCGTGGAAGCTATTATTGCAGCTGGCTTAGAACTTAATCTTAATTGTCCACTAGACGGAGACTATAATGTTGGAAACAACTGGAGTGAAACACACTAAATTACAGGAAACTAACATGAACATTAATCCTAAAACTAATAAGCCTTACTACTACAAAGACACCCCCGCAGCAGTTAAAGCTAGAGACGCTCGAAGGATGTATGTAAACGGAAAAGAAATTCCAAAGAAGCACCCGCTACATTCTCCGGGAAGGTTTAAAACTTTTGAAGGCGCAGCTTTCTCAGCATTGAATCAGTATTCAAATATTGTTGAAGGCTATGTGTATGTAATTTCTAACGCAGCTTGGGAAGGTTGGTTCAAAGTTGGAATGGCTATTGATGCGTATGATAGATGCGCACAGTATCAAACCTCTTCACCTTTTAGAGACTATGTTGTAGAATACTCTAAGTACTTTAAAGATAGAAAGAAAGCAGAACAGACAGCACATAGTCTATTGAAAGATTCAGAACATCGGGGCGAGTGGTTCAGAGCAGAACTAAGCGTCATAAAGAATACAATTAAAACAATAGAAGGCGTATAGCGATGAGATTACATCAACTAGTACCTGAGATTTACGACGAGCTTGAGAAGCTATCAGACGATAATAAACCTTTACCGCTCACCGAAGAGAACATTGACCGGACTATATCAGGAATGAAAGAAGCCTTGATGTCTTGGGCAACACCACGGAAACGGGACTCTGATTTCACTGTTCGGATGTCTAACGTAGGTAAGCCTCCGCGTCAGTTGTGGTACGAGAAGCGTGACCCTAAAGGCCGTGGCGGTGTTGATGGCCCGACACAGATTAAGTTCTTGTACGGCCACTTGCTTGAAGAGATTGTATTGATGTTAGTACGCATGGTGGACTACGAAGTAACAGACGAGCAGAAAGAAGTTACAGTTAACGGCATCGTAGGTCACATGGACTGTAAGATAAATGGTGAGGTGGTTGATGTTAAGACCGCATCTCGTTTTGCATTCAACAAGTTTAAAGAAGGGCGCTTAGCACAAGACGATCCCTTTGGTTACATGGGTCAGCTTGCTGGTTATGAAGAAGCAGAAGGTACAGATGGTGGCGGGTTCTTGGTGTTAAACAAAGAGAGCGGTGAGCTTTGTATGTTTATACCCGATGATCTAGATAAGCCGAACATTAAATCTTCTATTGATAAACTACTTCCTGCATTAGAGCTTGATGTTCCTCCTGCTATTTGTTATGATCCAATACCAGATGGCAAAAAAGGGAACATGAAATTAGCTAAAGGCTGTGGCTGGTGCAAGTATAAGTACGAATGCTTTAAAGACTCTAATGATGGACAAGGCTTACGCACATTCAAATACTCAAATGGCTACACACACTTAACCAAAGTGGTAGCAGAACCTAAAGTGGAAGAATTTTTATGAACCGTAAAAAATCAAAGCGTATTAAACTCCAGTCCTCCAAGATAATTGTTACTTGGTTGCGCTCAATATTGTCAGAAGAAGAGGCAGACAAAGTAAATTTAAAAACCTTTAGAGAGCTTCTTCCTGAACAGACACACTTTTATGGAGGGGGTAAGTTTTTGTTAAACGCCTACACTGAAAGGTGGACACAGAAGAAAATTAAACAAGCACTAAAGATTTTCCCTGCTGTTAAACTTGAAGATCTTAACATCAATCATTTGCTTAGAAAAGTGGAAGGTTAAACATGTCTATAGAACAGATGCTTGTTATGGTGGGGGGATTCTTATACGCCAAGGAAGGCTCGATAGCTGATATAGATTCAGACTTCTTAACAGCTCTTGGAGTTCTTATAGCTGCTGAACTAGAAAGAAGGGAGGCTCAAATACATTGAAAAAAGTAAAGCGAGGCTACCGCAAATCAAGAGTTAAACGCCCACTAGAGAAAGACATAGTTAAAGGTTATGATTCTAACTGGGAATACGAGTTACACTCAGGCATTTTAGATTCATGGAGCTTTCACGTTGATAAAATTCCTTACACAGTTGACCACAAGTACGAGCCAGACTTTGTAAGAGAGATTGACGGGAAGAAGATACTGCTCGAAGCCAAGGGAAGGTTCTGGGACTTTGCGGAATACAGCAAGTACGTTTGGATAAGCAAGGTTTTGCCGGATGATGTTGAGCTAGTGTTCTTGTTTGCTAACCCCAGCGCTCCGATGCCTCAAGCTACTAGGCGCAAAGACGGAACGAAAAGATCTCACGGAGAGTGGGCAAGCTCCAAAGGATTTAGATGGTATAGCGAGGACAGTATACCGGACAGTTGGATTAACGCAGACAAGCGAGAAACTTTCGATGACTGAGATAGAGTATGGAAAAGATGAAAGAAGAGACAGGTACTTACGCAAAAAGAAAAAGAAACTTAAACGGCTGGATACAGTGCTATCAAAACACGCTAAAGCAGAGCCTTTTAAACGCACTCGAAAACTTCAAAACAGAGGATTGGACAATGAGTATTAATAACGCAACACCAAAAGATTGGGATAGACTACGAAAGAAACACCCAGCACTGGAGGTGCCAACTCCTACAATAGATGAGTCTCTGATGAAGGTCTATCTTGATGCAGCCCAAGAAGAGATTAACAAAGAAGTGAAAGAAACAGAGTGGTGGAAGAATCACATAGCGAACCTAGAGAGCCTTGAGCGCCGTGAGCTGGCAGATTTTAACAATAGTTGGGACACGGCCCAAGAAGAAAAAGAAATGTCGAAGGAAGAACTAGAGTCACAAATCTTTTATGAAGAAGAAGAAGACGCAGTCAACAACCCTAGTCACTACAACACAGGAAACATTGAGTGTATTGACGCTATCGAAGATTCTATGTCACCTGCTGCGTTTAAAGGCTACCTCAAGGGCAACTGCATGAAGTACCTCTGGCGTTACGACTACAAAGGTAAGCCAGTAGAAGACCTAAAGAAGGCAAGCTGGTACTTAAGTCGTCTAATCGAGATGGTGGAACAGCAGGATAACCATGAGAAGGAAGAGTTACTTGATTCCTATATTACAAGCTACATTATTCCTCCCGAAAAGTAATGGATAGACTGCTTTGAATTAATACGGCAATGGCTGAAGTCGATAGGGTTGCGAGGTCGCGGCTGAAGATGCCAGACGGTTTAATTATTACCGAATATACGGCCTAATAGTACCTAAACTGACCAATTGGTAAACCATAATAGGTGGAAGTAATGAAGCTAACAGATAAAGAAATCCTAGATTTTGTAAAAGCAAATATGACCTTCGGGAAAGACTTGCAGGGCAGGCTACAAATCAGAGAAGTTAACATCTCTATTTCAGGAAATGTTCGTGGCCATATTGGTGGCGATGTTTTTGGGGACGTTGAAGGCAATGTTCGAAGCAATATTTTTGGCGATGTTCGAGGCTGGATTGATGGCAATGTTTATGGCGATGTTGGTGGCGATGTTGGTGGCAATGTTTTAGGCGATGTTGATGGCACGGTTTGTGGCAATGTTTGTGGCAATGTTGGTGGCAATGTTTTTCGCAATGTTGGTGGCAATGTCGGTGGCAATGTTTGTGGCAATGTTGGTCGCAATGTTGGCGGCAATGTTGGTGGGGACGTTGTAGGCGATGTGGGCGGAGATGTTGTAGGCGATGTTGGTGGGCAATGTTCGGGGGTTGTTGTAGGCACTGTTTTAGGCAAGGTATCGGCGGGTAAATTATGAGTGTTATATTAAGTAATAGAATGAAGACACCTGACGGAACAATACTTGAGTCACTCCACCGTCACGATTATGTTACGCATACTGATGCTAACGGCAAAGAGTATATGCTAGATGGCGGGTGCGACTACGTGAGGTGTTCTGCTAACGGTGATGAGGAAATGCTAACTGTCACCTCAGACGATAGCCATGAGTTGATAAGAGAGGTGGTTAAGTGGGGAACTTACGGTAAGGATGGCAGAGAGCCTCTGAGGTATGTTACAATTGCTGGCTTAAACCCATACCACCTTAGAGCTATCTTAGACACACAGCAGAAAAGAATGCGCCCAGCCCTGTACAAAGTAATGCAAGATGAGGTAAAATATCGCGAGGCGCGAGTTTGAGTTGTTACAAGTGTTGATGAATTACAAGGCGAGTGAGTAATGAGATATAGGATAGTTGAGAAAAAGAATTGTTATAACGAATCCATCTTCTATGTTCAAGAGAAGGGTTTGTTGTGGGGGTGGAACTATGTTATGGATCTCAATGACATGATAATCACTTTTCGAACCAAAGAGTTTGCTTTGAAATCTATCAAAGAATGGTATGGTTCCAAATACAATAAGATCGTCAACATTACAGAGGTGTCGAATGAAAGACCGGATTAAAGAACTTGCTATAGAGTCAAGAGGTAGTTCGGGATACGGCAAACCTTTCCCATGGCGAAGGTTCGCTGAGTTGATTATTCAGGAATGTGCAGAGGTGGCATCAAGAGCAGATGATGTTAACGAGGATTATTCAGCATGGTATTTAATTGAAAAACATTTTGAAATTAGGAGTAAATAAATATGCAAGTTAAAATGTATCAACTTATCGAAAGGTTAATTGATGAAAGCATAGAAGCAGGGTGGCAATATGCGCACAAGCATACAGACTCACCTACAGAAGACACAATCAAGCACTGCATCCAACGTTACATAATGCTGGGCTTTGATGAAACCTTCCAATTTGACCAAGAGGAATGATGATGAAAAAAAAAATTAAATACTTTGGCCTTGGTGTGCTATACTTAATTATCTCACCAATCTATTTCCCTGTTATGATTCTATGGGAAGAGCGGGAACAAATAAAAGATTTCTATTCACAATGCTTTAAAGCAATAACATTTAAGGATATAAAATAATGGATCAGTACCAACAGTTTATACACAAGAGCCGCTACGCACGTTGGATTCCAGAAGAGTCGCGCCGTGAGACATGGGCAGAAACAGTTAATCGTTACGTGGACTTTTGGAAAGACCGTGGCCAGATAGACGAGAAGATAGCTTTACAGTTGTTTAACGCTATCCACAACCTTGAAGTTATGCCATCTATGCGCTGCATGATGACAGCAGGCGTAGCGCTAGACAAAGATAATGTGGCTGGTTTTAACTGTAGCTACTTGCACATTGATTCGCCACGTAGCTTTGACGAGCTAATGTATGTTCTCATGTGTGGTACAGGTGTCGGCTTTAGCGTAGAGCGTAACTACATTAACAAGCTTCCAGAAGTTGCAGAAACTTTTCATAATACTGACAGCCTTATTGTTGTAAGCGACAGCAAGATCGGCTGGGCCTCTGCTTTCCGTGAACTAATTGCAATGCTATACGCTGGTAAAATCCCACAGTGGGACGTAAGCCGTGTTCGACCAGCAGGCGCTAGGCTTAAAACCTTTGGCGGACGCGCATCAGGCCCTCAACCACTCATTGATTTGTTTAACTTTTGCATTGAGATCTTTCAAAAATCTAAAGGTCGCAAGCTCACAAGCATTGAATGTCACGACATCGTATGTAAGATTGCAGACATTGTTGTTGTTGGCGGTGTTAGACGTTCAGCATTGATTAGTCTTTCTAATCTTTCAGATCAACGCATGGCCAAAGCTAAGTCAGGTGATTGGTGGAGAACTGAAGGTCATAGAGCCTTGGCTAATAACAGCGTAGCGTATACAGAGAAGCCAGACTTTGAAGCTTTCTTGTCTGAGATGCAGACGATGTACGAATCTAAAGCAGGTGAGCGTGGTATCTTTAGTCGTGTAGCAGCACAGAAGATTGCAGCACGTAACGGACGTAGAGATGCAGAACAGGAATTCGGCACTAACCCTTGCTCTGAGATTATTCTGCGCAGCAACCAGTTCTGTAACCTGTCAGAAATTGTTGTACGTGCAGACGATACGCTAGAAACCTTAAAAGAAAAAGCACACATTGCTTCTATCATCGGTAGCCTACAAGCTACACTTACAGACTTCAGATATTTGCGTAGCTGTTGGAAGAAGAACACCGAAGAAGAGGCACTGCTAGGTGTCAGTATGACAGGCATCATGGATCATAAAGTATTAAGCGGCAGCGGTAAGTCGCCAATGTTAGCTGTTTGGCTAGAGGAAGTACGCAATGTGGCTATTGACACCAATAAGGTATGGGCTAAAAAACTTGGAATTAATCATGCTGCTGCTATTACAGCTGTTAAACCAAGCGGTACTGTGTCTCAGCTTGTTGATAGTGCTTCTGGCATACATCCTCGCTTCTCTGAGCATTACATTCGCCGTGTACGTTCAGACAAGAAAGACCCGCTTGCAGTCTTCATGGAAGAAAAAGGATTCCCGGTAGAGCAAGATGTTATGTCTCCAAGTTCTGCAGTCTTTAGCTTTCCTGTGAAGGCTCCAAAGGCTTCTGTAACTGTTAAAGATGTAGGGGCAATGCAGCAGCTAGAACTTTGGAAAGCTTTTCAGAATCACTGGTGCGAACATAAGCCAAGTATTACTGTGTACTATACAGACAGCGAGTTCTTGCAAGTAGCACAGTGGATCTGGGATAACTTTGACATCTGTAGTGGTATTAGTCTGTTGCCAGTCACTGATCACGTATATCAGCAAGCACCTTACGAAGACATTACAATTGAGCAATACAAAGAACTTTTAGCTTCTATGCCAGAGGGTGTTGATTGGGCTGATTTAGGTAACTACGAAAAAGAAGATAACACTACCGGCTCCCAAGAGCTGGCCTGTACTGGCGGTGCTTGTGAAATCGTCTAAGCGCGAGGCCAACATCTTGGGGTTTAGTATTCTAGTAAATCAGAAAGGCCATGTCGTGACAGAAATGTCCGGCATCGCCGAAAAGGATTTGCATCTTGCTTTCAAAGGAGAGGAGTTGGAAATTATAAGAAACATTGTACAACTTACGAAACCAAAACTAGAAGAACTACATGGTTTTTTAGAGCGTGAACTTAATGCGCTTAACCACCCGGTTTAATAAAGTGCTTATATGCGTAGTGTAGCACCGCAAATTAAACATAATGTAAACTATATTTATGTGCGTATAAGTGTAGTATAGTGACCATTATATGGTGCTAAAAAGTGTGTTACGTATGTATGAGCGTTATCTCAGGATTAACATACTCAGGAACACAATAGGCAAGGACAGGTGTATGGTACTTTCTACGAGTACCTTGGATGGTAAGCTCTTCTGCAAACCATCTGCACCTGTCTAAGTCTTCCCAATAGCTTTTAGCTTTCGCGTCAATCTCTCCATTTACAGAAACAATCAACGCGAATACAAGCTGCTTTACCACTTAGCTTTGTCTGCCCAATAAGCTGCAGACATTTTACCTTTAGCTATGTTCTTAGCATGACGGGCTTTAAAGCTTGCGCGTTTCTTTTTCATTGCTTCTGATTCTCCTGCCTTGGGCTTTCCTGCTGTCTTGGCTCCTTGTTCTCCAAAGCGAATTGTTTTAATTTCATCTCCGACTTTTGCCACAACCACATGACTTTTCTTCGGGTGGCTTGGCGTGCGCTTTGGTTTGTTATAGCCACTTACTCCTGCGTTAGTTAAACGTGAGTCTTTCTTCATTTTCTATAGCTCCTAGTTTTCTTTGCAATCTTTTTAGGCTGTGCGCTGTGTTGCTTTCCTTTGGCCGTATCAGCCCTTTTCTTTTTAGTGGTAGCTGCATACTCCTTAGACGTTAAAGCCTCTCTAGCCTTCTTAGGAAGGTATCTTTCACCTGTTGCTTTCTTACCTTGGGTACTGGGCTTACCTGACTTAGTGCCCCACTCTTCTTTAGTCCATTTCTTTAAAGACTTCTGTGATTTTGCAAGTGCCATTATTTTTTCTTTCCTTTTTTAGCTTTTGAAAGCGCAATAGCTATTGCTTGTTTTTGAGGCTTACCTCTTTTCATTTCAGTTTTAATGTTCTTTGAAATAGTCTTTGCTGACTTTCCTTTTTTAAGTGGCATTATTTGTATCCTCCTCCAGCTTTTTTATACTCTGTTGCAAGCAGCTGAGCTTTTCTCGCTGACCACTGGCCTGCTTTGCCACCCTTTGTGCCTGCTTTGATTTTGTTAAACAGGTTCTTGCGCATAGTAGGCTTAGTGTAATTTCCTGCTTTGTTGACTGTTGATTTTGTTTTAGCTGCTGGCATTTATAAAACTCCAAAGATTTTAAAACCTACGTAGAGCGCAAAAGGAAGAACCACTAAACCGCCTGTTCCCCACAACAACGCTGACCAAAGCAACGCTACGGTAGCTGCTTTTTTTTGTTTGCGTAGACGCTCTGCTTTTTCACGTTCTCTTTTGCGGTCTGATTGAAACTGTAACCAGTCAGCATACATATCAGGACGGCCAGCATAAATCATGTGGTCTTTCAACCACTCTTCTTGCTCTTTAATTTTTTCTAGTTGCATAAAACACTGGAGTTCAGTAGACCCTCCAGTGCGTTTAGCCTTCTTAGCTATTGCGGATTTGCTGTCAAAGTACTTTGTAGCTTGTTCTGCTACATCATATAGCTCCCTGCCATTTGTTAAAGCTCCTTTAATGACTTGAAATGCCGCATTAGCTGCTGCAATTTCAGCTATCATTATCTTTCCCTTTGTACGCCTTTTACTTTTTCTGCGGTTCGCATAGCACCTAAACCTAGCATGCCCATCAAAACGCTTGTAAGTAATGCGCTATCTACCGGAGGAACCGTAAACCATATACCAAGAATAGGACTAATAATTGTAGAATACAATAACGCAAAACCACATATCCAGCCAATCGCAGGTCGCCACCCAGCAACAAACAAACTTTTGTGTGCTGCTTCAGTTTGGTTAACTGCAAGCTGGCCTTTTGCAAGTTCTTGTGCGTGCTTCTCTGCCATAGTACTTAGCTCAAATGCTATGGCATTCTTCTTGTCTTTGTCTTCTATGAACTTATCGAGAAGTCCAGTAACCGGCCCAATTAACGAAGTTAGTATAGTCATATTAGTTCCTTAGTAGCACCACATTACAGGAGCTTTGTCAGCTCCGACAATCCTGCTATCCACATGGATGAAAGTACGAGCGATTCCAACGCCAGTAAATCCCAGTTTGATAGCTTCTTGTACAATCTTGTATCTTTCATTTCCGTTACGTGCTCTAATGTCTGCTGCAATACCTTGGGCATGGGTTCCTGCTTTCTCCTTACGTTTCTCAATTGAGTGGTCTTTAGATCTAAAGCCACTAGTTATGATGAACGGGAAACCACAGGCTTCTCTGAGTTGATCAAGCTTATGTATAAACTCCACGTCCATCTCGTTGTCGCCAGTTTCTTGGCAATCAAAATCTTCTAGTTTAAAATATTTAAATTTACCCATCGTTACAATTACTCCTCAATGCTTTAGATACTTTGCCGCCTTTAGAGTAACCATACGGACGTAACTCTTGACTTTCTTTCGGGGTCATGTACTGCGCTTTCTTTTCTTTGATAAGCCTATCGATTTCTTTTTCAGCTTCTTTAAAGTTTTTAGCCTGTATCTGAGCGCCTAGGTTATTGTTGAACTGATCCATCGGCTTATCT